AGATTAATGAATTACTTATCTGATGAAGATAAAGATTTACCTAAAGTAAATCCTAAAACAGTTGATCCAAAAGCAATACAACAAGAATTATTAAATCAAAGTTATAAAATTGAACAACCAATTTATGACGAAAAGAATTTACCAAAAGAAACTGTTGAGTCTATGTTTGCACAAGACTTTACAGGATCATCAGGTAATGTTGAAAAAGATAATCAAATGGTCAATTACTTACAATCATCATTAAGAAACAGACAAGAAGTAGAAATTGATGAAGCAGCTAGAGATGAAGAAGCTGATCAAGGTATGATTACTGAAGGTATAGAACAAGAACTAATTGATCCAACTGCAGCGATGCAACCACCAGCAGCACCGGCTACCGGACAAGTGACACCGCAACAAGTACAAGCTTTATTTCCTAACGATCCATTAAGTGCTCAAATAGCTGCTAGGAGAGGACAATCATAATGCCTAGATCTAAATCTGCCTTAGAAAAAATAGAATATCACGAAAAAATTTGCAGATTAATGCAAAAACAAACATTTGAAAAAATAGATAAGTTAGAAATTAGAATGTCTAGAATGGAAAAATGGCTTGTTGGTGGATGTATAGCCATAGTTTTAGCTGTACTTTCAAACAATATGTAGTATTAATGATGCATGAAGCTCATTAAGAAATATCCCTATAAACATTACAATAGATTTTCAGATACCACAGGACGTAAATATTTAGTAGATAGTGTTAAAGTACCTAGTGTAACAACAATATTATCTGCAACTAAAGATAAAAGATTTTTAGATAACTGGAGAAGAAAAGTAGGTAATGAAGAAGCTGATCGTATAATGAACCAGGCATCTACAATTGGTACTGAAATGCACCAAGTATTAGAGTATGCATTAAATGGACAAGGATACTACAATGCATCTGAGGAAGGTGCTAAGCCTAGAATGATGGCTAAAACCATACTTAAAAATATAGACATAACTGAAGTATGGGGTAATGAAATAAGTTTAGAATATCAAAATAAATTTGCAGGCACATGTGATTTAACTGCTGTAGCTTACGGAAAACCTAGTATTGTAGACTGGAAACAAGCAAATAAGCCAAAAAAAGAAGAATGGGTAGAAGATTATAAATTACAGTTGGGTGCCTATTATTTAGCCCATACAGCCAATTACGGCCCCATAGAGCAGGGTGTAATAGCAATCTGTACCCGAGACCTACAATACCAAGAATTTAAGCTTTCAGAGCCTGATTTAAAGGAATATGGAGATAAATTTTTAGAGAGAGTAGAACAGTTTAATAAGTTAAATCAACCAGCTCTTTAGTTCTTCTTCACCCAAAGTCTTAGCAGCAACCCTACCTTTTTTAGTTAAAGACTTCATGATAGCTTCATCTAAAGTACCTTTGGCTACAATATCTACATAGACAACAGTACCCTTCTGACCCATTCTATGAGCTCTATCTTCAGATTGCATTCTGACTTCAAGATTATAATTATTTGAATAATAGATTACTGTGTTACAAGCAGTAAGAGTAAGACCAAAACCCCCAGTAGTTGGATTACCAACAAGGAACCGTACCTTAGGGTCCTTTTGAATTTTCTCGACAGCTTCTTTTCTAGTCTCAACATCTATAGCTCCATAAATACTTACTACTGATTCTTTACCGTATTTTTTTTCTAAGAAAGAAATAATTTCTTGAATATTGTATATATAGTTAGCCCATATAATAACCTTGCCATCTGTTTCTTCAAGTATCTCCTCTAAAGCCTTAAGTTTTTGGGTATGTAGCTGCATAATTTCACCATCATCATTTTTGGTAAAACCATTACAGACTTGGTGGAGTTTAATTATTTCAGTAAGTTTATTTGAAAAGGATATTGTACTGTCTTCAACAATAGCTAAAGCATTTGTTCTTAACTTCTCATATATTTTTTTAGCATCACCTTCTAACTCTATGTTTCTTTTTAATCTAACCTTAGGCTCTAAATCTAGACATTCATCTTTACGAACGCGGCTAGAAAATCCTTTAAGTTTGTTTTCTAATTCTTCAAGATTTTTGTAATATTTTGGTATAGATATCCAACGATTTGATCCAACAGGAATATCACCCATTTCTGCATATCTATTTCTAAAAGTTAAATAACTGGTAAAGCCTAAAAGTTCTGGATTTAAGAATGCACATTGTGTATATAGATCCAATGGAGATTTTGTTATTGGCGATCCTGTTAGGATACGCCTTATGGCGGATAGCGTTCGTAATTTTAATATGTTTTTTGTGCGTATTGCTGTTCGGTTTTTTATTGTTGTGGATTCATCCAATACTACCATATTTAATTTATTAGCTTTTAAATAATTTACACAAGCATCCAAACCTCTTTTAGTTGATAAAGCTTCAACATTAATTAAAAATATTTTTAAATCTTTTGATTGTTCAAATTTGTAATAATCTTTTGGTTTGTCTAAATTCCATCTAAAAACATCATACTTAGCTACATCAGGTAAATGTGTTTCAATTTCTGTTTCCCAATTAGTATAAACTGATTTAGGAGCAATAATTAATGACGCAGTTATCTTTCTTTGAAAAAATAACCAAGCCATGTTATCAATTGTTACTTTTGTTTTGCCTGTACCCATCTCCATAAAATAAGCGTATTCAGATTTATCTGCTGAATTTTTTAACGCTAATCTTTGGTGCTCGTACGGCTCAGTCTTATACGGGTATTTCCACATCTGAAAACTTTTTATATTTTTTTGTTGCAACCGTCAAATAAATATTTATAAGGCGGTTAAGGAGGAAAACATGGATATCGAACAATTGTCAAAAATTGACATTAGCACAGATAGTGTCAATTCGATAACTCAAAAATGTGAAGAACTTCAAAAGTTGCAAAAGGAAACTGAGCAACTTGAAGAAAAACTTTCTTTAATAAAATCTAAAGCTAGAGATTATGAAGAGAGAATCATACCTGAAATGATGCAAGAAGCAGGAGTATCTAAGCTTGAATTAAAAGATGGTACTAAGGTTGAAGTAAAACCTTTTTACGCAGCTAAGATACCTGAGTCTAGAGTTGAGGAAGCTTTCAGTTGGTTGAGAAGTAATGGTCATGAAGACTTAATTAAAAATACGATTACAACTCAATTTGATAAAGGCCAAGACAACCAAGTATCAGAACTCATAAGTGTTTGTGAGAAATTTGGATTCAACTACAACCAAAAACAAAAAGTTGAACCAATGACTCTTAAAGCATTTGTAAGGGATCAAGTCGAAAATGGAAAAGAACTACCATTCGACATGTTCGGAGTATATATTGCTAATAAGACTAAAATAACAAATAAGGAGAAATAAATGATAGTCAAAGACGAACAATTAAAAACTAAAGACGTAGAAGTGATATCAAAAAAAGGAGGAGCATTAGCGGCAGTCGATTTAGAAAGCTTTGCTGATGAAGGGTTTGATAATGTAGACTCAAAGAGTGTTGCATTACCATTCCTAAAAGTCCTTGGACAGTTATCACCACAAGTAACTCAAGGTGATAGTCAATTCATTGAAGAAGCTAGACCAGGAATGATTTACAATACTGTAACAAACCAACTTTATAATGGTGCGCAAGGTATTACAGTTGTTCCATGTTATTACAAGCTTGAATACATTGAATGGAGAGATAGAGATAAGGGAGCTGTAGCACCTGTAAATGTCTATCCTGCAACTTCAGACATCATGTCAAAAACAACTAGAGGTGATGATGGTAAAGACAGACTTGAAAATGGTAATTACATTGAAGAGACTGCCTCACATTACATTTTAGTATGTGAAGAAGGTGCACAATCAACAGCACTTGTGACTATGAAATCCACTCAAAGAAAAAAATCTAAGAAGTGGAATTCTATGATGATGTCTCTTAGACAAAAGAAAAAAGATGGTTCTGGGTTTTTTAAACCTGCACCATTTACGCAGCAATATAAAATGAAAACTGTACTAGAAAAGAATCAATTAGGTTCTTGGTATGGTTGGGAGATTGAACACATTGGCCCTATAGCTGATCCATCAATCTTGAATGCTGCACATAACTTTTACGAAACTTGTAAAAAAGGATCTGTAAAAGTAAACCATGGTAACGAAGAGAGCACAGAAAAAACTCCATTCTAATCTATGGAAATACTTGACAACACCTTGGAAGAGTTTGTAGAACTCTTCCAGGGCTCATCCACATATTTTGGCGCTTCGAAACCGTTAGATCAGACTAGAGGTCGTGACGGTAAACAGGAGTTTAGACATTGGGTAGAACCTAGACCAATGTTAAAAGAGGATTGGTTACAACATTTAAAAGGAGAAAAATACTATGGATCAGTTCCCATTAGAGATGATAATACATGCTCTTGGGGGGTCATCGATGTTGATCGTTATAATATACAGCATAAGGAAGTTATATCGATTATACGGAAAAGGAAATACCCACTAATACCATTTAGATCTAAATCTAATGGTATGCATTTAGTTTTATTTATTGACGGTGTAATTGCTGCATCGGACATGCGTAAAAAATTAATTGAGATTGCATCTGACCTAGGTGTTAACGATAAGACTACCGATATCTATCCTGCACAAGATGAAGTTGATTTAACTCCTGAAGATTGGAATAAAAAAAGAAAAGGTAATTTTGTAAATTTACCTTACCAAAAAGCACACATGACGACCAGAGTTGCGATGGACAACGATGGTAATTCAATAAAATTAGAAAACTTATTTAAGTTTGTATCCCAATATAGAATTACTCCAAAAGAATTTAAAAAATTAAAAGTGTTTCAAGATGATGAAACAAAAGATTATCCTCCGTGTGTTGTTAACTTCATGAAGAACAAGGTTAAAAAAGGCGAAGGTAGAAATGATGCAATGTTTAATGTTGCAGTACTCGCAAAAAAAATAAATCCCGATCCTGTTATGTATCAAGATTGGACTAGAGAAATGATGGGTAAAGTTTGCGAAGAGAAATTACATCCAAAAGAATTAGAAAATATATTTAAAGGTGTTGAGAATAAAGAGTATGCTTATAAATGTAAAACATCTATTGCTAGAATGCATTGCTCCTCAAGCACTTGTCTAAGACGTAAACATGGTATTGGTAATAATGAAGCATTACCTGAAGTAGGTAAATTATTAAAAGTAAATTCATATCCAGAACCTTATTGGATACTACCTATTCAAGGTAAATCTATTCGATTATCTACTAAACAACTTTATCAGCAGCAACTCCTTGGAGAACAACTATTAAATTATGATATTGTTTGGCGAACACTTAAGCCAAGTAAAAGAGATCCCGATCCATATAGAGATTGGCTAGAAGAATTAATTGCAAACAAACAAGACATGGAAGGATTTGATGCACATGAGGAGCAGTCAGATGTATTCAATTCTAGAATGTCTAGATTCTTAGAGGATGTTGAGGATACTACTGAATTTGATCAAATAGATAATGGTAATATTTGGAAAGATGATGTTGAAATGAGATTTAAATTAGAAACCTTTAAAAACTTTATGAAAAAAATGGGTTATAATTGGAATGAAAAAGAATGTACAAAATTTTTAGAATCTGGTGGTGCTAAACCTAAAAAGAAATTTCAAAGTATTGATAGCAGACACTGGCTTGTAGAACTACCTAAGCAAACTGAACACAAAAATAAAGATGTCAAATTCGTTAAAGCAAAAGCTGCATGGGAAGACAATTAAGATCTTTGGACCCCCAGGCACAGGAAAAACAGAAAATTTACTTAAACGTGTGCAGCGTTATCTCAAACAAGGATATTCTCCCGATGAGATCTGTTACATATCATTTACCAATAAAGCAGTTGATGAATGTGTGGCAAGAGTCAGAAAAAGATTTAAAGAATATGATGAAGATGACTTTAAATATTTTAGAACCTTACATTCTTTGGCACGACAACAGTTTGCTGAGATTCCCGTTTTAGATCCTAAAGTCGATATGCTGATGTTTCATACACAGTATGGAACGATTAAAGTTAATTTTAAAGAAGGCCATGATGAACAAAAAGTTTATAACAATTGGTCCTTACAAATATATGATCGTGCAAGAAATATGAAGGTTGATCCTGTTTGGCTATATAAACAGCAGCCAAGAAAAGCGGTACGATTGCAGCAATTCAAATCCATCATTGCAGGCTACGAAGAATTTAAAACAATGGAACTGGAGAACGGAAAACGGACACCGGACAGATTAGATTTTACCGACATGGTACAAAAGTTTATTGATGATGGTGTGTCTATACCATTTAAAGTATTAATGGTTGACGAAGCTCAAGACTTAACACCGTTGCAGTGGGACTTAGTTGTAAAGTTAGCAAAAGCTGTTGAGAGAGTTTATATTGCAGGGGATGATGACCAAGCTATCTATGAATGGAATGGTGCAGAAGTAGAACACTTTCAAACGTTTCCTGGACGAAAATTAATATTAAAAAAATCTGTAAGATTAAACAAGAATGTACATTTCTTTTCTAAATGTATTTTAAATTCTATGGGTGATAATCGAGTAGAAAAAGAATTTTATTCTAATGGTAAAGAAGGAGCTATTTATAGATGGAATGGCTTGAAGAAAGTTCCTTGGGATATGGATGGATCCTGGATGGTGTTGGCTAGAATCAATGATGTTAAGAAAGAGCTGCAGCAAGAGGCACGCAATTTATCGCTGTATTATCAAGATGTTAAGGGAAATAAGTCCTTTGATCCGAATCAATTTGCAGCTATCCAACATTGGAATAAAATATGTGAAGGTGGAAGTATTACTAGAGACGAAGCTACAGTCATGTATGAGTATTTATTAAACATAGACCACGGCTACCGGTCAGCGGAAAGTAAAAAATGGAGCTTTGCCCACCCCAATCAAGTATTTAATTTTGATGAATTACATCTCAGATGTGGTATGAGAGATGAACGAGGTGAATGGGAAGATGTTTTTAAAAGAAAATTTAAAGAAAAAGATAAACAATATTTTAAAAAACTTATGAAAGAAGGTGTAGACTTATCACAACCACCAAAAATAATTATTGATACGATACATCAAGTTAAAGGTGGAGAAGCAGATAATGTTGTCCTGGCGAGCAAATGTAACTTTCCATCTCATTATGACAAAAAGAATTTGCAGGATAAAATAAAAGAACTTAGGGTTTGGTATACAGGTGCCACTAGATCCAAAGGTACGCTGCATTTATTAGGTACCAATCATCAATACAATTTTCCACTTGGAAAATATTATAAACTATACGAGGCTAACTATGTCAAATAAAGATATGTTCGATGAAGCATTTCCGCAAAATAAACAGATAGGCGGGAATCACTACAAGGACTTTACCATTCAACCTTATGAATTTATTTCGAAAAATAATTTATCGTTCTTTCAAGGGAACGTTATTAAATATGTTTGTAGATATTTAGGTAAAAATGGAATAGAAGATTTAGAAAAAATTAAACATTATTGCGACTTAGAAATCTTAAAGTTAAAAGATGGAAAAAGAAAAAAGTAAAGTTGATTGTGAATTTTGTAAAACTAAAAAAGCTATTGTAATCGAGGATAAAAAATACTACTGTCCCGAGTGTTACATCAAAATAAAAAAAATAGATGACCCATCAACTTAATTTTATTTACAATGACTCAGACTGGGTATGCCCTTCTGAATACCCTGATTTATCTCAAGCAAAAGAAATAGCAATTGACTTAGAAACTAAAGATCCAAACATTAAAACAAAAGGTTCGGGTTGGGCTACATTTGATGGTCATATCGTTGGGTTTGCAGTAGCAGCATTTGATCAACAATGGTATTTCCCTATCTCTCATGATGCGGGAGGTAATATGGATT